AAGGAAAGAAAACAAAGAAAGCGAGAAAAGGTCATATTGATGAGAGATCTTGTGTACACTCCAGTTTCGCCATCAGAATGTGGAAATTACTGGGTTTGCTCAGATGGTAAGAGACATCGACCATTACTACCAAAGCACAAAAAGTTTTGTAGACTATATGTTGAAGGAATGTCTGCTGCAGCTGCAGCGAGAAAATCAGGCTTTACGAAAGACATGATTGGCTCAAAAGTTCAAGGTTCTGCAATGCTTCGTAAGAACCCACTGGTTGGCAATTTTATTATTGAGCTTTTGGAAAAGCAGAAACAACGAGCAGAAGTTAGTGTTGACTCACATCTAACAGAACTTTCCCATTTGCGTGATGAAGCGAAGGATTCAGGGCAAATTGCTGCTGCGATCTCTGCCGAGGTGTCTAGGGGCAAGGTAGCAGGGTTGTATATAGATCGGAAGGAGGTCATGGTTTCAAAGATGGAAAGCATGAGTTCAGAGGATCTTGTCTCAAGGATAAAGCAAATTGTAAATGGAAGCAATATGAAAGTAGTAGAACATGAAGACAGAAAAGAGCCTGTATCAAACGCTAAAGAACAGCTTACCCAAAGTTCACTGGCAAAGGATTGAAACAGGAGCCCTTGGCACAGGAGTGCCTGACGTCAACGCTTGTTGGCAGGGTAACGAGTTTTGGATTGAACTCAAGATAGGAACGATACAGTCAGTCAATCTATCAGCCCAGCAATGTGCATGGCACACGCGTCGTGCAACTCGAGGAGGTGTCTCTTGGATTCTTATTCATGACCCTTCAAAACATCAAATTTGGTGCGTTCCAGGCAGTCAGTCAGTCAGTCTAAGAAATCGTACCCTCTGTTCATCATCACCCACCATTCATCATCAACAACATCCGTTTGACTGGAAGCTCGTGCTAAAGCAATTTTGTTTGATTGACCGAATGACTGTCTGATTGACTGAATGACCGAATGACTGATTGACTGATTGACTCGGATCCAGGCAGCAGGAATCATTTTGTCATAAAAAAGATTTTAAAATCAGTAATTAATACTTTACTATAGTAAGATACTCGTATATGATAGTGGTATAACTTAATTTAAATAGAAAGGTAGAAAGTTATGAAAAAGTCAAAAAAGGTTGCTCCTGTCGCTAAATCTCCTGTAGGTAATTCTGGTATCCCTGCTCCTGCTAAAAACGGTTTTAATAATCGTAAAGTTACTTTGATAACAAAGGTTATTGAAAATCGTAAGATAGCTGGTCAGGCTATGATTATTCTAAATACTATTGAAGCTCTTGGTGGCTCTGCCACTCAAGGCGAGGTAGTTGATAACTTGCTCGCGAATGGTTTAAAAACTGTTCAGTCGCCAAAAAGAATTTATGATTTCTATCGTAAGTTATTGGTCGAGGATGAGTATATTAAACTCGATGCTTAATGATTGAGAGAGCTTCGGCTCCCTCTTTTTTTGCCGATTGCACCTGATTGACTGACTGACTGGGGCTCATCATCATAGCCCTTCATCATAGCCTTTCATCATCACTTATTACAGCACGAGCAAAGGTTCAGGTATAATAATGACCCATTCTCTCTACTGGTTTGTTTGACTGATTGACTGATTCACCCAAAATAATTAGTTAACAATGTTAATAAAAAAAGTTAAAAATAATTAATATTTTACTTTACTTTAGTAAGAAAATGACAATAATAGAATTATAACTTAGAAAGATAGAAAGGAAAATATTATGTCTAAGAAAATTACTAAAATCGTAGCTAACGGTGCTACTATTACTCCTACCGTTAATAAGTCTTCTATTGCTAAATGTGGTATTCCTGCCCCTTCTCCAAAGGGTAGTGATAACGTAGTTTATAGTTTAACTGATAATGTATTAGAAAACTTAAAGGCTTATCCTTTACCAGCCCAAGCCCAAGCTATTCTATATAGTTTAGATAATCTTGGTGGTACGGCTACTAAAGGGGAAATTATTAAGGATTTAAAAAATCCTGAAACTACTAAATTATCTACTACCCAGTCGGTCGAAAGGATTTGGACTTTTTACCATAAAAGGCTTTTAGGTGATTACTTTAAAGTTAACTAATTTACTGGGGGGCTAGTAGCCCCCCTTTCTTAGAAAGGATATTAAAATGAAATTATTCCACGTGATTATTTGTACTATTTGTTTTTTCTTAGCTACGTTGTACTTTATTACTTCGTTCTTAATTTGGGATCCAGTCCATATTAGTATTGGCTTATTATTAATATTCGGTACTGCTTGGGCTACGGCTAGGGAAATAGCAAAACCTTAAAACTTGGGGGCTTTTAGCCCCCCTTTTTTTACGCACACCACCCTATTATAAAAGCGAAACGACAGCCCCCCACCCCCCTTTACAGCGAGAACCACCCTTTTTCTAGCACTAAAGTGCAAGGTTATCAGCAGATATACCAGAAATTTTACGATAGGATCTTTTTTGGTTTTAATTTTTTCATAAATAGGTTATATCTGGAAAAAAGGAGTCAGTAATGCGAGTTGGTGGAGTAACAGCAATTCCTACAGATACTATACCAAAACAAACCACGATTAGTGGTCAGCCACACATGCTCGCATATATCAATCCCCAAGAAGCCCAATTATTACAAGACCGTGGAGGGATTGGTTCATTATTCGGTATTCCTACTTTTTACAACCCTGTTGATGATATGGGATTAGAAAGTTCTGTTGCAGATCAAGCCTCTGTTTCGGCAGGGATGGGAGCAACAAGTACAGAAGGCGATCCAGGTATAGGCACAGTAGGGTTCACTGGACCAAATACAAACATGGGGTTATCAATGACTGACTTTAATTACAACCCTACTATAGGAGGGGAAAATGTTACAATAACGGAATTGGGTCCCCCAGGATCTGCTAGTAAACCTAGCACAGGTTTTTCAATAACTCCTAAAAATGTTGCCAGAGGTATAACAAGTCTCTTATCTCTTGTTCCTAATCCTGTACAACCTTTAGCTCAAATGGTAAGTAAAGGGCTTGCTATACAAGATATAGGAAACGTACTTGGTGGCAGTCGAGAGGGTGCACTTGGTAGTATAGTAGGAGCTATAGAAAATTTTTCATTAACTGATTTAACAGCTGATCTTGCAGCACAAGCAAGGGGCGAAAAATAATGGATTGTTACCATTGTGGTACAGAATTAATTTGGGGTGGTGACCATGATTTGGAAGACGAAGAAGAATATTCAATGGTAACTAATTTATCGTGTCCAAAATGCGAAGCCCATGTCGATGTATATTTTCGTAGGGAACAAGAATAATGGAACAAGGTTTAATGTCTTTATTTAAAAAAGACCCACAAGGCATGATCCGTGTTTATCGTGGTGAGCCTCGTAAATTACCGAACCCAAAATTTGATTTCGGATATTCTGGCGATATGGAATTTCAAAAACAAGAAGGTAAAACGACACGAGGAAAATTTTTTACACCTGATTTAGAAAAGGCTAAAAATTTCGCTAACCAACAAAACATGCCTTCAATAAAATCAATAAAGCAAACAGGAGGGGGTCGTATTAAAACGATGTTAGTTTCTCCTGATGAATTTTCTAAAGCTGCAAAAGATGCGTTTAAGTTTCATGCATACGGTATGAAAGAAAATAGGATCGGTGGACCTCAAGCAGCAGAAAGAATGTTAAAAGATGGTTTACGATATGTAGATAGTTTAGATTTAGAACGAGCTGTAGGAAATATAAACGATAAACAATATTTTAGAATGTTACGAGAAGGAATATTTCAATTTGCACCAGAAAGAGCAAAAACAGCAATAGTCGAATCTTTAAAAATAAATCCAGGAGGTATGATTTTAGAAGGATTAGGAGTTGCTGGAAAAGCTGTTGCAAAAGGTGCAGGAGTTTTATCTTACCCATTAGCTTTATTATTTTCGCCTGAATTAAATTTAGATGAAGTAGAAGAAGGTGCTTTTACGGAATATGAAGAATTACCTTTAGAAGCAATGACGCTTGATGCAACTTAATAGTTTAGAAGATGTAGAAAAATATATTTCGTCTACCGATCTAGGTGAATTAAAACGAGACGAATTATTAGAATCAAATT